GCGCCAAGCCACCGCCGCCGCGCCCGTTGAGCAGCCCGCCCCGAGCAACGGCCACGGGATCACGCTGCCACAGACGAAGGCAATCAGGGCCATGCTCGGCAAGGCGTATCCCAACGACGAGCGCAGCCAATTCGACTGGATGGAGCGGACGCAGCCGGCAGCCGTGGAGGGCACGAAGGTGACTCTCGGCTCGCTGACTAAGGAGCAAGCATCGGCGCTCATAACGGAGCTCAAGGCGCTCGTAGACTAGCAGTTTCCTCCCACCTGGAGCGTCGCTGACCGGGGGTGCTATCCGAGCCCATGCCAAGCCGGTCGGCGACGCCACAGGCGAGACGAAGCTACGCAAGGAGGCGATATGACGATGAGTGAATTGATGGAACGCCGCGCCGAGTTCGTATACAACGCTGCACGCCTAGCAGCAATAGCGGCGAGGGCTCCAATCATACCCGTGCCGTGGCAGGAGCGAGAACCGGCGTTCCGTGAGCAGTTCCTAGATGTGATCGAGCGCCAGTGTGGGGGGCACCGTTCACGATCCCCTGAAGAGCTGCATGGAAGCTGGATGCAGGCATATCTCGGCATGGGCTGGCAGTACGGAGAGGTGTACGACCGAGAGGCTAAGATTCACCCCGACCTTGTGCCATACGCCGATCTAGGGCAACTGGAGCGCGACAAGGACGCTGTGTTTGTCGCGCTATGTGAGATTGCACGGCAATGGGTCTATGAGCCGCAGGAGGCTCGCGTATAGGCCGCTGGCTCCTGGGGGCGCTGCTGCTGGGGGCGATGGCGACGATGGGAGGGAATGATGCGAGAGAAGCTGTATGTGTGGGCTTACTATCACGGTATGAGGCGTCTTGCCGAGTGGGCGCACGGGAGTCGCTGTCCCAATTGGTGCCAGGGCCACGGTCGCTAGATGCTGCTCCGCCTAGCGCTGCTGATCCTCGCCGCGAGCTGCTTGGCCTGGCGGTGGCTGCGCGGGTGGCGCCGAAGGCAATGGATCATCACGAGGCTGGGCCTGCACGTTCGACCGGACAACTGGGGCGGGACATTCCACAACCCAGAGTGGGCGATGAACATCAACGCCCACTGGATGCAGAGCTGTACGATTTGCCGCAAGAAGAATGGCGCTCGCTCCTCGGAGCCGACTGGCAACAGTTCGCGGAGGGCTACCTAGACTATGACGGCAACCCAGCATGGCTCCGGCACTTCATCGAGGATGTCCTTCCTTGTGAATCTTCGGAGTGGGACGGATACTACGCAAACGGATACGTCTCACGAGCGCAGTTTCATGTCGATTCCTGGCGAAGGGCTGTGGGAAATACAAAGCTCAACGATCCACGAAACCCGTACCACGTCGGTGCGAACGTCGCTTGGTGGGCCAACGCCATCGAGCACCCCGGCGGGTCCGGGGGCTGGGGCGGCCTCCAAGACGAGGACGGCAACTACCTCGGCTGCTGGTACAGAGGAGTGATGCCGTGACACCATCACGATTCTTATCCTGGTTTCGTAAGGCGGGTGCCAAGAAGCAGTACAGCCGTTCATACAAACGCGACACCCGACGACTCATTCTTGCGCTCTACGAGCCGGTGTGGCGTTACCACGAAAGGATGCGCCATGACGTTGAGTGTGAGGAACACAACATTTGGTGCCAAGCTGTCGCCCGCGCCGACACGTTTATGGAGCAGCACAAAGAGGCCAAGGCTGCTGGTGGCGAGGAGTAGTGCCGTGAGCAAAGAAGCGTGGAAGGCCGCCCAGATAATGAAGGACACGGACAACTGGAAGCTGATCGAGGAGAGGTACGTGATGTGTCGCGATCTCGTTGCGCGCCGAGTTACTTCGGGGTTGGTGCTGATCTACGAGTCGCAGACCACCTCGGCTATGCCTGAGCGGGTAGCCATACATCACCCTGCTCTGGAGATGCCGATGACCCCCGCCCAGCGCGTGGGTGCGAGCGAGGAGGTGAGTGATGAACTGCCCAAGCTGTAACGGCAAGCGCCACGTGCCGTGCCGACTTTGCTACGCCACGGGGAACCTCGATGCCCTCTACTGGGCCTTCACCCGTGATGGGGAAGCCTGCAACGAGTGTGGTGGGCGCGTGGGGTATGTCGCGGAGATGGGGCTCCATGCCCACTCGGAGCCTGCTCCAGAATGCCCAGCAGCCCAGCGGATCGCAGCGGCGAATGCCAAGGCCGACGACCCCCGCCACGGCCCCCGGAGGTGAGTGATGCTGCCCAGCCCGGACCTAGCAGGCGTCGTGGCGCTGCTGGCAATGCCCTACAAGGAGGCGAGATGAGTATCGACGAGGCGTGGAACGACTTGCAGAACGATGTGCTGGCGGCTCTACCGCATGGCGAGCAGGGAACGTGTATCTCTTGCGCCACTACTGTAGCGCGGGCTCGCGCCTTGGCCTTAGCGGTGCTGGATGAGGCCGCCGAGGGCGTGGCCGCAGCGATGCAGTCGGCTCAAGACAAACTGGGGCCGATGTCGTGGACGATGCTTGAGGCTGAGCTACGCAAGCGCATCGAGGCCCTGTCATGAACGACCTCCCAGCCCGCCTAGAGGCCGAGGTGGAGCGGCTGGCTGAGGCGGCGAGGCCCCCGTGGTTCACTCGCACACAAGAGGAGCGCGATGCCGACAACACACTCCGCGATACCTTCGGAGGCCCTGGGCGACCCCTAGCCACCGTGAAGGCGCTGGTGCGCGAGCATCGTATAACGGGCCACCTAAGCCCAGGCGAGTTCGGCGTTGTGAATCTCATGGCGTATGCAGTTATGGGGTGTAAGACCTGTACTCTGCTCCGCGACTACGCGAAGGCGCTGGGGGTAGAGGAGCAAAGCGATGGCAGTTGACGCCAAGGAGCCGTTGATCAGTTGGTACGATCCGCTGTTCCTGCTAAGCCTACCCCTTGTCTGCGTCGTGCTCATTGTGAAGTGGCTGCTCCGCCGTGTGGCAGAGGCCACAGAGGGAGGGGACGATGAGTGAGAAGCAGAGCTTTGCGCTGACTCGATCCGGGGCGAGTGTGCATGAGCTACTTGGTATTAGAACGACGATGTGTGGGCGAGGGGTCGTTCAGGTGGTTCAAGAAAATGACCCTTTTAGCGTAGCAGAGGACTGGGGCTGGTATGGGCCCGAGACCTTCGGGGCATACAAGGAGCGTGGCGGCGGTTGTAGCAAATGTGGGCGCACGCTTCGGTCGCGCCAACGGCAACAGCCATGACCCCCGACCCCACAGCGCCACGCACGACGGAGGTGCCGACGGATGAGCACATCCGAGGGTGGTTGGCAAGCGAGCTTCGGAGCGAGGATGGAGACGATATCTTCATGCTCCACCAAGCCGATGCTATCGATCTCATTGCTTGGCTAGACGCCCAAGCCGCCAAGGGGGGGGCGCTGGTGGAGGCGCTAGAGAGAGCCGCGCATCCAGGCTGTAGCCATCATCCCGACGCCTGTTACTGCGTCCATGAAGTTGCAGCCCAGGCTGAAGCCGATCTCGCTGGCCAGCCCGTGGCGCAGGACGAGGTAGCGCGGCTCCTAGCGGCGCTGCAACGCTACGGCGCACATGAGCCTACCTGTCTCTTTGGCTCGCAACCCCTCTTTGCCCAGAAGCCCTGTACTTGCGGACTCCATGACCTTATCCCGCGTGACCGCGCCGCCCTGTCCGGCGAGGCGGAGAGCACATGAGGTTCGCGGGTATGCCCATGCAGCTTGGGGTGTGTTAGAATGAGTGTGCTACAGAAAGAACGTGGCCGCGACGCGGTGAGCGTCCGGCCACATGACACAGGAAGGAGTAAGCTTCCCATGCGCCCTCATCCTACCGCCTGTTCTCACCCCAAGGCCAACTTGAAGGCGACTCAATGCTACCCCTGCTTTCGAGTGTGGATTCATGAAGAGGCTAAGCGCCGAACGCCCGAACGGTTCTGGTTGCAAGTCAATAAGGGTGGCCCTGTTCCTGCTGACGCTCCACACTTGGGCGCGTGCTGGCTGTGGACTGGGAGCAAAGATCGTCTTGGCTACGGGCGCTTCTGGGATGGCGCAAAGCGCCGGAAGGTTCTCGCACATCGTTGGGCATACGAGGATGAGCATGGTCATCCAATGCCCAGAAATCTAGAATCTGATCATCTCTGCCGCACTCCACCGTGCATTCGCTCTAGCCACATCGAGGCTGTGCCCCGAAGCGTCAATACTCTACGTGGGTGCCTACCAGCAGTCCAGCGAGCGCGTGGGCGAGCAAGGACTCACTGTCCCCACGGCCATTCATACGACAAAGCCAATACCTATATCAAACCGGATGGAACAGGGCGAGACTGTAAAACCTGCCGAGCTGAGCGAAGCCGTAGTTCCAGGGCTTGGCGTCGAGAGGGGGCACCCAATCCGCTTTGATCTACCGGAGTCGGTCCAGGCGATGCGCGAGGGCTGCAAGACCGTGACGCGCAGGCGCAACAAGTATTGGCTGAAGAAACGGCTCGGCTCACGGATCACCATCGTTCACCAGGGCGAATACCTCGGCACGGCCAGGGTGATGGGAACCTGGATGCAGCAGCTAGGAGACATGGACAGGTTTGATGCTAGGTGTGAGGGCTACCTGGACCTAGAAGACTTCAGGCAGGCGTGGCGTGGACTCTACGGCTCATGGGATGACGACGAGGTGGTGAGCGTGGTGGCGTTCTACGACATTCGCTGGCGCGAGGCCGCCCGTGCCTGATTGCCGCCATCGCTGGCGCATCGCTACGCCGCACGGCACGCCCTCCGTGTGGGGCCGCTACCGGAAGTGCAAGCTGGTGCGCCGCTTCCCCGCTGGGGCGACCACCCGGCTCAGCTTCGGCGATGCGTCGCGGCTGGCTAGCGTGGTGCGGGAGGGACAGCGTGGCTGATGACGATGCGCGTCGGCTCGCTGTTCTCTGGCATCGGCGGCATGGACCTGGGGCTGGAACGCGCTGGCATGGAGATCGTCTGGCAGGTAGAGGTCGATGAGTGGTGTAGACGAGTCCTCACCCGACACTTCCCCAACGCTGTTCGATACGGCGATGTACGAGACTGTCACGGAACAGCGGTGGCCGACGCCGAGAGCCAACGACAACGATCAGGGGTTCAGGGCCAGCGGATCGAGTTGGCTGGGACAACACAGGGGCGAGACACTGCACAACGCGGTGAAACGCTCGCGCCCGTCGACCTCATCTGCGGCGGCTTCCCCTGCCAGCCCGTCTCCCACGCTGGCCGGCGACTGGGTGCCGAAGACGATCGCTGGCTCTGGCCGGAGTTCCACAGAATCATACGCGAGGTTAGGCCCCGATGGGTCCTGGTTGAGAACGTACCAGGGCTACTATCAATCGACGCTGGACGGCTCTTTGGAGGAGTGCTCAGGAACCTGGCCGAGAGCGGCTACGATGCGGAATGGGATCATATACCAGCAGCAGCCCTCGGCGCCCCGCACATCCGCGATCGGGTCTTCATCGTGGCCCACGCCAGCGGCCCAGATGCCGGGTGCGGGACCGGACAGCGCCAAGGTCAAGAACCTTCTGACGGGGAGCCATCACAGCTACTATCTGACGCAAGCAGTGGAGGCAGCCAGGCAGAGGCCGGATATGTGGCCGACACCAAGCCTTCCCAGCGTCGGCCGCACGCTACCGGAGGGCACGACGCGGACGGGGATGACGCCGGACGGCAAGAAGCGCCAGGTGGACTTGAGCCAAGCGGTGAAGCGATGGCCGACGCCGACGCAGAGCGATGGGATGGGTGGTCCCGGCTCTTCGGGCAGGGATGGCGGGGACAACCTACGGACGCAGATTGGTGGGCAGTTGAACCCGACGTGGGTCGAGTGGCTCATGGGGTTCCCGCTCGGGTGGACCGACTTAGAGGACTCGGCAATGCAGTCGTCCCCCAGGTCGCGGAGCACGTCGGGCGGCTGATCATGGAGGGACGGCGTGGCTAAGACGATAGGCCAAGAGGAAGACGACGCGGCGTTTCAGGCGATGCTTAACTCCTTGCCAGGAGGCGAGCGTCGGATCATCCATGCCGTTCTGCCAGTCGGCGATCTGCGACAGCAGCTCCGCCATATCTTCGACGCCGGCATGAAGCGGGGGCTTGAATTGAGGGGCTGCTGTCAGCCTGCGCCAACCGTAACAAAGGCGGGGCCCCGGCCCTTTGAGGATGATGAGTGGGATGGCTAAACAGACCGTTGCCGCTCACCGCCGGCGAGTTGCCGCTGCCCGGAAGCGAGGCGAGCTCCGGCCCAGGCCGAGGTGTTCCGCCTGCTTCATGCTCTCCTGTATTCGCTGCCGGCGGCTGATGACCGAACAGCCTGAAGAGTACGGCCGCATCGAGGCGCAGCACTGCGAGCGTCACTGCCCGCGAAAGAAGGTTGAGCTGGCGCCGGTGCCGGGCGTGGATGCGAGGTCGTCGTGATGGCTGAGCGAGGCTATATGCTACAGGCTCAGAGCACGGACTGGCAGACGCCGAAGGACCTGTTCGACCGGCTCTGGGATGAGTTCGGGCCGTTCGACCTTGACCCCTGTGGACAGCGAGAGCACCACTACACGGCCTGGCGCATCGCCCACAAGGGCGGCGGCTTCTACGACGGCTCGACCGAGGCGATGGACGGGTTGCTTCAGCCCTGGTACGGGAAGGTCTACATGAACCCGCCCTATGGCCGCGAGATGCCCAAGTGGATCGACAAGGCGGTGAGTGAGGTGGAGTGTGGCAACGCGGAGTTGGTAGTGGCGCTCATCCCTTCGCGCACCGATACCAAGGTCTGGCAGAGATACATCGTGAGGGGGTGGGCTGGCGCGGGGATGCTGCACGCTCACCCGCGACTAGCGGAGCTTCACTTCCTGCCTGGCCGCCTCAAGTTCGGTGGAGCCACGGGGCCTGCGCCATTCCCCTCGGCGGTCGTGGTGTGGAGGCAACAGTGAAGCCCTACTACGAGGATGAGGCGGTGATGATCTACCACGGCGACTGCCGCGAGGTGCTGCTGCAGCTCACAGAGCCCGTGGACTTGGTGCTGACCGACCCCCCATACAACGTGAGTGCTCGCAATGGTCGCGGCAACACGACGATTGGCCGGGTGAAGCGAAAGCATGTCATCACAGGAGCGCGGGCTGACGGTTCAGAGAGCTACCGCGAAATCAAGAGAGACTTCGGTGAATGGGACTATGACTGGGATGCAACGCCGTTGCTCTCGGAGACGCGACGTCTGCTCTGCGATGGCGGCTCCCTAATCGCCTTCACTTCGGAGTTCCTTCTCGCAGCTTATCTGCAGTCCGGCCTTGATCATCGCTGCTTACTGTATTGGCTAAAGGCTAACCCCGCCCCTAATTTTCGTGGGCTCTACCAGCGGTCAGTTGAGATGGCGGTGTGGCAGACGAAGGGTGGGAGCTGGACATTCAACGCCAGCGGTGCAACCAAGAACACGGTTGCTGCTCCGATTGTTTCGGGTTGGCGATGCCAGAACACGAACGAGAAGCGTAGGCACCCAACACAGAAGCCCCTCGAGGTCGTGTCCCATTGGATGCAGATTCACAGCAACCCTGGCGACCTTATCCTCGATCCCTTCATGGGCTCCGGCACGACGCTCCGCGCAGCCAAGGATCTCGGCCGTAGGGCCATCGGCATCGAGATCGAGGAACGCTACTGCGAGATCGCCGCTAAGCGCATGGCGCAGGCGGTGATGCCGCTGCCCCTCGTCCCCGCGCAGCCCCAGGAGGGCCAGGAGGCGTTGTGGTGACGATGCCCGCTAGGAAGCCACGGAGAAGCGCAGCAACGCTTTTACCGCGCTGCCCTATATGCGGACGGTACTACCGGCCAGTGCGTGCGAAGCAGCGGTGCTGTGGGCGAAGGCGCTGCCGCTACCTGTTGTGGCGGCGCGACGCTCGGAGCGGCGTGGCACATACCTGTAACCACTGCGGCCTCAAGCACGCATGGAGTCCGAGAATGGAGGGGGCATGAGCTACACCACGAACACGAACTGGACGGAGGCGCGATCGCGCAGGGAGATCGTCACTCAGCTTACTCGCTGGAATGACGACAACCGCTACTCGGCGGCGGTCATCGGCAAGTATGACTTCCCCGTTCCCGAAGAGGTGGGGAGCTCCTCAGCAACGGTGAGGTTTGAGTTACGGGGTCAGAGGATCACTGTCGCCTGCGACTCTCAAGCTACCTATCAACAAAACCTCCGGTGCGTGGTGTTCGCCATCGAGTCGATGCGGATGAACGAGAAACGCGGCATCGCCGACACGCTAGCTAAGGCGTATCTCCAACTAGCGGCGCCACCACAGCACCGCGACCCCTACGAGGTCATGGGTCTCCGCCCCGACGCCGACATGGAGGCGGTTGAGGTGATCTACAAGACGCTCGCCAAGAGCCGCCACCCTGATGCCGGTGGGAGCGATGAGGCGATGAAGGAACTCAACGCGGCCGTCGAGCGGATCAGGAAGGAACGGAACGGGGCATGACCACAGCCCGCCAGGTCCTCGACGCGGCGATGAGCGAGCGCGACTTTCAGGCGCAGGTGATTGCCTACGCTGAGCTGCTGGGCTGGATGGTTTATCACACCCACGACTCGCGGCGCTCCAACCCTGGCTGGCCGGACCTGGCGCTGGTGCGGGGCCACAGGCTCCTGCTCTGGGAGCTCAAGTCGGAGAAGGGCCGCGTGAGTCCGGAGCAGCAAGACTACATTGTGCGGCTGATCCAGGTGCGCGTCGTTGAGGCAGGGATACTTAGGCCGAGCGACTGGCCGGAGATCGAGGAGACGTTGCGGTGACGGTGCGCTGGCTGAGTTATGACGCCCCAGTCGATGGTCCGCAGATCGTCGCGTCGCTCGCCCACGCCTTGCGGCAGAACGCACGCTACCGCGACAAGATCACGGATGGTGGCCGCAGGGCACTGGACCGGGCCATCCTCGCCCGCTACGAGCTCTGCGTCGATCTGGGGCTGGGCGCCGACGCCGACACGCTGGTGTTCGAACATCGGTTCGAGGTGGCGCGGTGAGCGACAAGACGGCGAGACTTGCACTGAGGTGATATGCCATGACGGCGAGGGATGGGCTGAAGTGTGGTGATGTGGCTTGGCACGAGGATTGTGGTGGGCTGAGCTGCGGCGATGTGGCGTGGAGTGACGCCGAGCTGTGACGTGTCTTGGGGTGACGTGCTATGACGCCGAGCAATGGCGTGCGCTGATATGGAGTGACGGCGAGGATTGATATGGCATGCGGTGCTGTGAGCTGACGGCGAGGATTGCGGTGAGTTGGCTTGATCTGACGACGAGTACTGGTTTGGTTTGATGTGCCGTGCCGTGAACTGACGCCGAGAAGTGAAGCGTAGCGATGAGCTACCTCCACCTGACCGATCACGAGCTCCGGCTCGTCGCTCAGTTGGCGCAGGGGAAGAACCACGACGAGGTAGGCGCCGCACTTGGCATATCGAAGAAGGCCGTCGGCTCACGCCTGCACGTCGTCAGGATACGTGCCGGCTACCGGACCACGGCGCAACTGATGTTCAGGCTGGGGCAGGAGAGCGCGCGGGGAAGCAAGGAGATCTGATGGGCGACGCACATGAGTGGTTCCGCTTTTACCGCAATGCGGCGACCAAGGCGAAGGTTCGCCAGTTGCCCCCGGCCCTCTTCAAGCACTGGGTCCTACTGCTCTGTCTCACGGACGATGACGGTTGGTTGATTGACATTAACGATGCGTCTGAACTAATGCGAGTGAGCATATCTCGGCTCCAACTCATCCTCTCTCAACTTGTCGCTCGCCGCCTGTTCGATAAGACGCGTCAGGGTTGGAGGGCGCACAATTGGGACAAGCGCCAATACAAAAGCGACCATTCTAGTAACAGAGTACGGGCGTTTCGTAAACGGACAAGTAACGTTTCTGAAACGGCGACGTAACGTTACAGTAACGTTTCTGTAACGCCCCCAGATACAGAGACAGATACAGAGACAGATCCAGAGGGGCGTAAGTAACGATCTACGATATACTGGGCACCGGCCCGCGAAGGAGGCTTTGACGTGAATCGATCCTCCCCCCAGGAATTAGCTGAGAAGTATGGAGCTAACGCTACCACCCAGGCGTTCGAGGAAGCGAAGCGTGAGAAGGCGAAAGATCACGTAGTGTTCGCTGAGAGCTGGCTCGAAGAGCGGTATGGGCAGGGTGGATCGCCGGCCAAGAAGCGCAAGGTGCGCTGCGATGGCTGCTCTCGTCCACGCTGGATTGACGATATGGCGGTTCTTGGAACCGAGGCGCTGTGTGAGGACTGCATGCCGAAGATTCCGTCCGCTCACAAGTCCGAGGTGATCTACACGCTGACTGGGGTGCAGCTAGGCGAAATGACATCCACGGCCCGCGAGGTGTCAGCGTACTGGGAAGCGAGCTGAGCGAGGCGTGGTATACTGCGAGGCGAGATGGCCGCCAAAATAACGGAAGAACAACGGCTGGACGTTGCGACGCGGAGGGATGACGGCACGTTTGGCCCTGGCAACAGTGCTAGCCCTGGTCGTCCCCCCGGCGCCAAGAACAAGATCACCAAGCAGCGCATCGAAGAGGCGCACTCGTTCTTCTCCCCCCTCCTTGGCAACGTCAAGTCGATCATCGCCAAGCATTTCGAAGATCACAAGGCTGGACCGGACTGCGCGACGTGCCGGCACTACGTTGACATTGTAGTGCAGTATGTATTCGGCAAGCCGCCACAACGCGTGGATATCCAGCTTCAGGACGCGAGGGCTGAGGCTGAGCGCATCGCTGACGAGCTGGGACTGCCGGAAGAGGAGAAAGCAGCAGCCGTGGCCGAAGTAGAAGCGCTCTTGAGTGGCCGATGATCGCAACGCCAACCCTCATAGCGACCGAGGCTGTCATGCGGGCCAAGCACCGCAAGGCGCGGTCGGGTCGTGCTCACCGGATGGAGGCCCACCAGAAGCCACCTCCCGGCGACTGGGACATCTGGCTCCTGCTGGGCGGACGCGGCTCTGGCAAGACGGAGGCTGGGGCGAACGCCGTCATTGACCATCTTCGAGACACGCCTGGTGCCCGCGTCGGGATTGGAGCGTCGACCGTCAGTGACGCCCGCGATGTTTGTGCGGAAGGTGACACCGGCCTCATCACGCTCTTCGGGGAGGAGCTAAACTACAATCGCTCGTTGAGTGAGGCACGCCATCGTCGGGGCGGCTACGTGAAGTTCCTCGGCTCTGAGAAGCCGGCGCGTTGGAACGGTCCGCAGTGGTCGATGCTCTGGGTAGATGAGCTGGCGCTGTGGAGTAGGAAAAAAGAGGACGGCGGCACGTCTTGGGATCACGCTCTCTTCGGGCTCCGGCTTGGCTTTCACCCCCGCGCCATCATCACGACGACGCCCAAGAACCGAAAGTTTCTCAAGGAGATGAAAAGCGATCCGAAGGTCGCTGTGACCATCGCCACGACATACGACAACCCACACCTCTCGGCACTGGTTAGGCAGCGGCTCGAAGAGCGGTACGGTGGCACGCGGCTGGGCCGGCAGGAACTCCTGGCAGAGTTCATCGATGATGCGGAAGGCGCCCTCTGGCAGCGCGTTTGGATCGAGGAGCGACGCGTGAAGAAAGCTCCTGACCTTTCCAGGATTATCGTTGCCGTTGACCCGTCGGGTGGAGCTGAGGAGGATGACGACGAGCAGGGCATCATCGTTTGCGGTGCTGGTAACTGCCACTGCAAGGGCGATGCGGCTCGGCACATCTTCGTGATGGAGGACCTCTCGGGTCACTTCACGCCGAACCAGTGGGCGCGCCGAACGGTTGCAGCGTACAAGTGGCACAAGGCCGATCGCATCGTTGCCGAGGTCAATTTCGGCGGCGACATGGTGCGGGCCAACCTGCGAACGGTTGACAAGACGATATCGTTCAAGGCTGTTCGTGCGAGTCGCGGTAAGCAGGTGCGGGCTGAGCCGGTGGCTGCGCTCTACGAGCCGAAGCAAGGCGTCGTGCATCACGTCGGCGTCATGCCCGACTTGGAAGATCAGCTCTGCTCGTGGGTGCCGGGTGAAGGCAAGTCGCCAGACCGCCTTGATGCGCTGGTGTGGGGTGTGAACGAGCTATACTTCACCGGCACGAGGAAGCCGCTCAGGGAGCCGGTGCAGGTCTACGGGAACTACTGATGGGCGAGCGAGAAGAATACTTTGGTTCGTTTCCCTTCGAGTATTATCGCGCTGATCCGGACGGCCGAACTGCTCGCGGCTGCGATGCGTGCGGTGAAACGAACCGTGGGCTACTCTACCTGGACCGCCGCGTTGAAGTACAGCTCTGCGTTCCGTGCCTCAAAGCGATGCTGGAATACGCTGAGGCAGCGGAATGCCCCTAGGTCGCCGGTTGACAGCCTCGCCTAACTAGACTACCCTACGAGCGACAGTGCGCCTCCTGGCTGGAGTGTCGCTGTCGTATGCCAAGAGACCTCGACGAAAAGCCCACTGTAGAGACTATCCGCGAGCTGCACGATTGGAACCAGGGTTCCTACTGGTCGCAGCAACGCGCCCTCGACGCGGAGCTGAAAGCGCTCACCTCCGAGGAACACGGCGTTACCGTCTCCGACACGGCGGACAAGAAGCGCAAGAACCGGCTCGACCCTGAACGGATGACGCTGGGCGAAGGGCCGCGCACCAAGAACGTTATCTACAGCCTCTTCAGCGTGCCCCCGACCATCGGCGTGATGTGGACGGGCGAAGGCCAGCGAAACCAGGCTAAGGGCGACGAGGTAGAGATCGGGCTGAGCGAACTGTGGGATCAAGAGAACCCACCGACCGACTCGCCGTGGATTCGCTTCGTCAAGCAGCTCCTCGACATCGGGCGTGGCGCGGTGCTTGTGTTGCCCGGTGATGCCTACTGGTGGGACCCGCCCAAGAAGCAGCCTGGCGAAGCCGAGACGCAGTGGCTCGCTCGCTACCGCATCTGGCAGCGGAAGGCGCCGGTGCCGATCCTCTATCGCGACCTGCCGGCGGAGAGCACGTTCCCGCCCAGCCTCGGCGCAGTGAACGATCTTGCGCTCTCGACGCTCAGCACGACATGGCACGAGCTCCAGGACATCTTCAGCGAAAAGGAGTTGGCTGGTGCGCTGCCGGAGAAACGAGAGGATCGCTTCTCACCAGTGACGTTGGGTATCTACGCCAACCGTAAATACGTCGCGTACTCTGTCCTGGCAGATGGCAAGACCGGCATCCCCGGCTACGGCGAAGGCAGGCGTTTCCCAGACAAGATACTTCGCAGCATCGAGCACAAGCTGGACAAGTGTCCAATCCGCATCCTTGCGGGGAAGACGGGACCGAAGGAGCCAGGGCAATATTGGCGGGGCATCCTCTACGACGTGCGGAAGATGATCCCGCAGCTTGACCGACGAACGAGCGAGGCGGCAACGGCTTCTCGGGAGACCGTTCATCCGTTGCTCAAGGCGCACCTCAATCTCAGTGGCGACAGCGACGATGCGGCCAGCCTTATCCAGAAGAAACTACGCGGCGACATCATCGACCTCAATGCTGGCGAACCTGGCGGAGATGGCCGCGAAGACATCAGTGCCGTTCACATCCCGCCATTTGGTCGCGAGAACATAGAGCTGGCGGAGATGCTGCGCAACGCCATCCGCGACCTGACGGCTGCGAACGAGGCGTTGACCGGAGGTGTGCAGGTGGCGTCAATGCCGGCATGGTCTCTGAACCAGCTCACCGAGCAGGCGAAGGCCGCGAACAAGGAGCTGACACTGGCTATCATCGCGGCTCGCATTGACCATACAGAGATGCTGATCCGCTGCGTAGAGGCTTGGGGCGAGCCCATCGTACTGCAACGCCACGGCGAAGAGGGCGGCAGCATCACGCTCACGCCAGGCGAACTGGGTAGCTACGAGCCGATCCTCAAGGGCGAGTACCGGCTGCAAACGCCAGTGAACCAGATCGCCATGATCCAAACGGCGATCAGCACCATGCAAGCGATTGCGCCGGGCGAACCGTTGCCGATCGCTCTCGACTGGGTCATGGAGGAGATGCTCAACATTGAGCAGCCTTGGGAGATGTTCAAGCGGTCGGAGACTACTCGCTTCTTCCTCAGTCCGACGATGCGGAAGTTCCGCGAGGATATCATGCTGGATGAGGCGGACGTCGATGTGGCTGCCGACGAAGGGATGAGCGTCGAGGATGCCCTGGCTGCCCTGGGCGATGACCCACGGTTGGCCGGCGTGGCAGACGCCATCCGGCAGAAGGCTGGCGGTGGCCTTGGGCCTGAGGCTCGTGGCGCTGGTAGGGCACAGGCTCCGTTGAGCGCCTTGCCTGGTGGCCAACAGCCGAACACGGTGGCGCCGTAATGCCTGAGCGCATCGTGGAGGTGGAGTGGACGGATGTCAGCACGACTCACGGCTGGCATAAGAAGGATCAGGAGTCAGGCCTCTCCCCGTGCCTGTCTGTCGGTTACTTGGTTGAAGAAAATGACGAGTATCTAGTCTTAGCTGAGAGCCTTGATGAGTCGGTAGTTCCGGACGGCGTAACGAGCAATAACCTTGGCTGCACAACTTCTATCCCCCGTTCCGCCATCCGCAAGATCACGGAACTCCGCCATGCCTGACCAACCCGACCTGATGCAGATAGGCCAGGACGCAATGGACGAAGCGCGAAAGCAATCTGTTGAACTGGTGCGCGAGATGAAGGCCACTGTGGTAAACCGACCAGCCGTTGGGCACAGGAAGGCACGCCAGAAGCGGCTCGGAGAGCACAGGGCTTTCCTAGGGAACCCGCTGGCGCCGCTAGCACGCTATGACGAATTGGCGGCACGGTTTCAGCCGCCGCCTGATAAGCCAGTGCCGCGTCGGTTGATACGCGAGGCGCTGTTCGCAGCACGGGAGCTGGGAGAGGAGGACGAGGATGCATAAAGGCATAGAACATCCTGGCCTTACTGATGCGGAAGCGGATGCGTTAGAGTCAGCGCGAGGCGGCACGACGACGAGTGGTGGAGGCGGTGGAGCATCCGGCGGTGGGCTCCAGCGTGGCCAGCCCGCCATCCATGTCGTCTCTGGCCGCAGAGTTGGCATCGGTATCAATGACAATGGCCGCATTGTGATGTTCGACTTCGAGACGGGTCAGGCGTTCACTGGACAAGGTGGCTGGTTCAGCCTCGCCGATGGCGACTGGTTCCAGATAGACAACGACGGGAACCTGGTGGATGGGCCTCGCCGCTTGCGTACTGGCGAAGAAGATGACATCAGAAGCGGTGGGCAACCCGGAATTCCCACTGGCCCTGCCTCCTCCGGCGGCCGCACCTTCGAGCAGGAGCGGCAGTTGCGCCGTGAGGCCGACGCTCAGCAACTCAAGCTGCGCCGCCTCGCCGACGCGCAGAACATCACTCGCGACTTCATCGGCTTGCAGGGGCAGGCGAATCAGATCGTCGGGGAGCGCTTCGGCGATGACCCGTTCCGTGGCGCGATCCTATCTCAAGGTGCGGTACCGCGAGGCCGCAGTCCCGTCGAAGAGTTCATTCAGCGCCTCCGTGAGCTGGGCGGCGCGGAGATACCAGCGCCGCTCTCCGCCGATGAGAGCCTACCGATGATCGAAGAGCGCATCGCAGGCCTTGAGGGCCTGGTGACGCCTGGCTTGCCAAGAGCCCCGCTGGGCATGGCGCACGGCGGTACGGTGCAGCGTCGTGGGGGGCGGCTACAGGCACGTCCGCTAGCAGGAGGCGATGGGGCGCAGGCCGACCTCCGGCCAGGAACGGCTGTCCTCGTGGGCGAGGGCGTGGGTGGCGAAGGGATACGCAACAACACCGCCGAGGTCGCTGAGTTCATGGAGGATGGCAGCGTGCGCTTCATCCCGCTCAGGGCGTCGGCAGCGCACGGCGGTACGGTGGACATAGACGACCCAGATGCCGGCGCGACGCTGACTTCGGCACCAGCACTAGCAGACCCATTAGCGGCCGCCCCGCTGACGCCGGATCAACGGATACAGGCGTTACAGGGCGCTGGAATCGGTGCGGTTCGGACAGGGCCACGCCACTTCTTCGGGCAGTTTCGGGGCCCATCAGCAGAGACGTTTGAGCGGCTGGGCACGAGGCCTGCGCTTGTCCAGGCGGCAGGCACCGGCGAGTTCTTCTTCCGCACACCGACTGGAGAGCTCCAGAAGATCGGCGGGCTGGCCGAGGTGAACGCGCTGGGCCTCAATTCCTTCGATGCCGTCGTGATGGACCTCGATGAGATCCAGCAGCTAGGCGAGTTTCGAGGTGAGCGATTTACCGAGCCGCCTCCCGCTCCCGGGGGATCGTTCTCCGAGCGTCCCGTACCGCTCTTCGTGCCGCTGGATGTGAACGATGCAGGACTCCCCGACCAGTCAGGGCGCGGCATCTTCCTGCCAGCCCCAGAGAAGCTGGCTGCTATCTGGCGGAACCTCGGCCCCGACGTGCAACTGATAGCGCGGAGCACGTACAAGATGGCCGGCATGAGCGAGGCGGAGTTCGACCGTAGGATTAACTTCTTCACCCCGGGTAGGGCGGCTACGCTAACGCCACAACCGGCGCGGTTTGCGTAGGGCAACATGCCCAACGAACTTGGCTTCTACGACAGCCCTGGTGAACGTCGCCGTCGTGAGCGCTTCCAGGCAACGCAGACCCAAGTGCTGGAGACGCTGGCGCCCGTCGTTGAGGCTGGCCTGGAGCGGGCACAGCGAGGCGCGAGGCTGACCCTGCGGCGGCTTGGTGACGCGTTCACGCAGGACACGGCAGAGGCGACGCTGGAGCCCTTACGGGCGAGGCCGGGGCCTCCTGGCAGAGAACCCTTCCGTCCCAGCACTCCTACTATCCCACCAGCGGCGCTACCAGAGATACTGACCCAGCTTACGGGGCGTGGCGGCCCACCAGGGCGTGAGCCGTTCCGCGAGACGCTCTCCAGCATTCCAGCCGACACCTCAGGGCTGCCTATCTTCGGCGACCTTCGCCGCATCAACGAACGCATCAATCAAGCGACAGGCAGATTGGCGGAACTCGCCGTCACTGGCGTGCCGCTGGGCACAGCGCTCCAGGCTGGCCGCGAGGCCGGCGAACGCCTAAACATCCCCGTACTGGGAGGCATTCCTAGCGGCCTGGAGGCGCGAGAGTTCGCTGAGGAACGCGGTCCATTGGGGTTGCTCGAAGCCGAAGTCGAGTTTGGTAGACCTGTCACGGAACCGGTCGGACGGTTCCTTGGGCGGGGGCTCGGCACGCAACTTGAGGCGACGCCCGCCGGTCCACTAGCGGCAGCCGCAGGGATTGATCTCAGTGAGGTCGGCGGTCAAGTGGGGGCGGTGGGCTTCCCTGAAGTCGCCGTGCTATCCAACCTCGTGCCCGTACCCATTATCGACGACGCGCTCCGTATAGCCCTGAAGCTAGGGCCAGAGCTGAAAGCAGGGGCGAGAGTAGCTCCTGATGTGCTACGCGGCATACGAGACAATGCTGCCAGGCTAATCAACGATCCTGCCGTGGGCGGCAAGGCGCGGAAGCTGGTAGATGAGATTAGCCGGCTGCTGCCGCAGGAGCGGGGCGCGGTCACGCCGCCGGGCGGTCCGGTACGAGAATTGCCCCCTATGCGGCGGTTACCAGAACAAGGTACATTCCCTGCTGTTCGTACAGATGATGGGGCTATCTACTTCGATCCACTAGGGCAGGGTGGCAATCGAACCCACATGGACATTATTCGCGAGCAAGGCCTTCCGCTTGAGCGTGTTCAAGATGGCGGGTTCGTGATTGATGGTGTTTATGATCCATCGGTTCAGTCGATGGTTGCCGCCCTCGCTGAACGAACTAGGGCGGCAACTAGGCGTGGCATTCGGCGTGCTGAGCGCGAGGCGGCATCGGCGTTGGACGTGGGACCAGGCGCTGTCGAGCCTGCTGGCGCGGTTCCCAGTGGGGAGGCTGCCCAGGCCCCGCCAATCGAACCGCCACCTACCTCGCCAACAGGTGGGCAACTCCCTGAGCGTGGAACCACCGGCGCTCAACAGGCTCTCGACTTGAAAGAGGAGACGCTGCTACGGCCAGGCCGAGCCACACAGCTCCCCGGCGTCCGTCAGGCGGTATCAGGGTTGAATCCCAGTGTTAGCATAGACCGAGACGTGCTCGTGTCCTACAACGCTCAGCGGGCCGTGGATGCAACTCTTGAGACGGAGTTCGCGGCGACGCGCAGCACGGTTATTGATGGGTTTGAGGCGGCTTGGACGGCGCAGCCTCCTACTTACACGGGGCCTCGGAACCCAGCAACAGACTACCTCAATAACACGGCCAAGGACTTCTTTGAGAACCCTGAGCTGTACACCGACGTCAGCCCGCAACTCCGCGCTGCCGTAGCAGCCTACGACGATATCAGCAACCGGTTCCTCGCCCGCTTCGTCGGGGACTACAACGGCAACATCAGGCCGTTCACTTCAGAGAAGCTAGGCTGGGCTTACCTGCCTACCGTGGCCGCGAGAGAGACGCTGGATGAGTCTCTACTGAAGGTGGCTGATGGCTATACGTCGTCCGGCCTCCCCACTAGAACGGCCATCTCAAAGCCGAGGGTGTACGAGACTGCTCGCGAGCGTTCGCTGAAGAACCCCAAGTTTCGCGCTGAGACTGACTTGGCCGAACTAAGCTCAGTCCACGACCGCGCCCTAGCGAAGATGGCAGGTAACGAGACGTTCCGGCTCGGCTCCGGTGGTAGGACGCGGCTAGACATCATGCAGGAGCTTCACCCGGACCTCGCCAACCGCATGATTGGCCTGAGGCAAAGACTGGACAACTTACGCGGTGCGACGGGCAGGCTCACGGAGCGAACGCGCAGCGCAATAGATGACTTCCTGACTGCACCTGATGGCGACCTGGGTGAGTTGGCGGATGCGCTCGATGTGAAGATAACGCGAGGGCTTCGCAAGGGCCAAAACGTTAAGGCTGTCAATGCGGAGATTAGGGGCGTTCGCCAAGAGATACGGCGATTGCAGCCAGCATGGAAGGCAGCCAACCTGGAGCCCTTCGTACTCAACCGCAGCACGTTCCGATATCACGAGGCCCCGCAATCGGCAGCGATAGACCAGATATTGCGTACAAAGCTCAACATCGGCGACGGCCTCTTAGCAGCCGTTGACGAGGTGCGCCTTACTGCCTTTGCTGCCGATGTCAGCCCGCTAACGATTCAAGGACTGCTGGGCATCCTGTCCGACCCGTTGACGGGTGCCCGCAGTCTGCCAGGTGTTCGCCGGGCGCTCTTTAGCCCAGAGGAGCTGCTGAGAATTACGCGTGAGGAGCCTGAACTGGTGCAGCGCTTCACGCAGGCGACTGGGCGACCCTTCGGGCAGTTAGGCACAGAGTTCGTCCAGGAGGCGCGAGGCATCGAGCGTATCCCCAGTGGACGACGGGTGCTCGAACGCTTCCCCAGAGTGGCAGGCGCAGTTAGCCGCATCCCTGGCGCGGAGCAAGTGATCAGCGCAATCCCCGGCGGTCGAGAGCTAAACGACAGCCTCATGTCTGCCGTAGAGTTGATTCGCTACAACCAGTGGAAGACTGATACGAAGATCGCTCAACTAGGAGGGGCGCCGCAGAACGTGGCAGACGCAGAGGCTAGCAACGCGCTCTCGAAGATCATCCCTGCCCTCAATGCGGGAGAACGCGGCGTGTCGGTATTGCAGGCCCGCGTTGAGCGCCTACCCTTCATTTCCACCTCATTCATCGGCGGCCCGGCGGCTGCGATGAAGGACGCGGCATCAGGGCTTGCAAAGCTCTCCGCTTCACGGGCGCTTTCCCCGAAAGCACGGTGGCAGGAGTTGGCAGGCCGCGAGCAGTTGGCGATCCTCCACCTATCAAGCATCTTCGGCAGCATCGTCACGGCCGGCGTTGTAACCCATATGCTTTCTGGCTGGTCGCCAGAGGATGCGCTAGATGCGGTGATCAACCCTAAGAGCCCGCGCTTCATGAGCGTTGCCCTGGGAAAGCAACGTCGCATCCCGCTTGGCGGGCCGCTGCGCTCAGCAGCAAAGGCGTTCATTCCGCAGAGGGTGGGCGAAGTCAAAGGCGTGCCTATCTACGTGCCCTTCGTCGGCACGGCACAGTGGCTTCAGAACAAGGTGACGCCCGCTCTCAGCACGCCTATCGATATTGCGCGGAACAAGGACTACTGGGGCGGAAAGATCGCCACGGGGAGTTTTCCTGAGAATGTGCTCCGGACGATCTGGTACGCGGCGAACAACGTCTTGCCGCTCGCCGCTGCTGAGCCCTCAGAGGCAATCAGGCGAGGCGAGGTAGAGCCGACAGATGTTGGGGCTTTGGCTGAGCGTGCGGGAGCCCAGCTCGCGGGCGTTGATCTGCGTGAGACTTCGCCATTCGAGGAGCTACGTTTCATTCGGGCAACCGTTATGAGCGAGATGGGGCTAGAGGGCAACTTCCGCGATCTCAAGACTGACGATCCCGTTGCGGCTGCACGCGTAGATGCGGACGAACGGGTACAGCAGCAACAAGCCGTCCTTGACCGACTCCCGCCTCGCGATGTGCGCGGGCAAGCATTCGACTTCATAGACACGCTTAGGGATCGGCAGCGGACTGAGCAGGAACAGGACGATGCTCGGCTTGGGAGTGGCGCGATTAACGGCAACCAGTGGCGGGGGAACCTTTCTGACCGTGGGCAGCGTTTCTTCCAGAGTCGCCAGGACTTGCGGGAGTTCGCTGGCATTGAGTTTGGCGATGTTAGCGCCCAGGAAGGATCGGTAGGTGCTGCCACAGATGCCTTCTTTGACATCAACCCTGACGACTTCGCCGATCCAGAGACAGGACAGATCGACTGGCTCACGGTAGACTTATTGCAGGATAAGGCCCTCGCGCCGTTATCCGACGCCGAGCGTGATGACTTCCTGCGTCTGATTCTTGGGCATCACGATACTCCGATGCAGTTACGATATCGCACAGAGGCGCGCCCGCTCCGCGACCAGCTCGCCGAGATCCCGCGCTATACGCCGTTCCCCGTCTCCCTTCAGACAAAGCTACAGGACTTCCGGCGCGACATGCTGAGAGCCCGAGAGGAACGCAAGAACGTCGTGGGGTCCGAGAACGTAGAATCCGTGGCGGACTTCATGCGGATCATCGGCCCCCTACGAGGCTTCAGCGAGAACTTCATCGAGGCGGCTATCGACCTGGGCAGCTCACGCTGGCGAGCTGATAATACCAGCGAGCAATACGAGAACTTCATTATCGCAAACCGCGATCCGCTACTGCTGTTCTACCCCGACCTGGCAAATGATCGGATAAGCGATCTCATTCTCGCAGTCGAGAACGCCACGCGGTAAAGTGCTCCCACTTGACAACGGATACCCTACGGGGTAGGTTATAGGCGACAGTGCGCCTCAGGGTGTGCTGTCGCTTCTCATTGAGGCCACTGTCAGGCACGCTCTGAGGCGCAAGCCAAGGAGCGTGTTGCATGTCTGATGGCGACGACCCCACCACAGCCACTCTAGAAGCGAAGCCTCTGGCGGAGGGCGCCACCACACCACCAATCAGCGAAGAAGCGGCTGCCGCAGCCACGCTTGAGCCTCCGTCCGATGGGACCGAGGCGAAGCCTGGCGATGGTCCCGTATCCCCTGAAGGTGATGGTGGCGATCCCAAGCCTGAGACTCCGTCGGCTCCTGCGTGGGCCACGATCAGCGACCCCGAAGAGCTGCTCGCCCACGAGGAGATCGCGCCGCGCATCACAGAGCGTGAGGATGCCGCCCGAAACACGGGCCGTACCGAAGCCCTCGAAACGATGCGGGAGTCGTATCAAGAGCGCGAAGGGCGGCTGAACCGCATCGACGGCAGCATGAACCGGTTCCTGAGCTCCTTCAACAAGCTCACGAGAGCTGGACCTGAAGGCGAAGCTCCAGCCATCTCGGCAACCGCCCTGGGCGACTTGATGGAGGAGCACAGCGAAGCTTTCGCGGCGCTGACCGGCGAGCACCAAGAAGCTGGCAGATGGGTTGGTGCGGCAGGGCTGATCAATGGGTTGGCGGAGGCGGCCGAGTCAGAAGACTTCGGCAACAAGTTCCGCGCCCGGCTGACCAAGATGCAACGCGGCCTGAGCGACCCCGCCATCTTCACCGATATGGTCTCGGCGATCTCGGCAGCGGCGAAGAAGCCCCTGCAAGACGAGATCAAGGAGCTGAATGCCAAGGTGGAGCGGGTGGGAGTAGAGGCGAGGGCCGAACAGCGCAACGGCACGCAGCCACCGGCGGCTCCCGCTGGGACGGCTGGCGGTGGCTCTATCGACAATTCTGATACGGCGCGCCTCGATCGTCTCGCCTATGGGCAGGACAGTAAGGGCAACCGTCCGACCGACGAAGATCGGGCGTGGATCGCCGCACGCGGCAACTAAGGAGTAATTTCATGATTCGCACGTTACAATTGGTTCTCGTATCGTTCGTCGTTGGCTTTGCTGCGATGTTTGCTTACGTTGACCGTCAGGCGTTCAGCTTTCTATCGAGGGCTGATCGACGGAGGCTGATCGACTTCGGCAAGCTTCGGATCGCAGTTCGGGCATGGATGATCCAACGCCAGATTGCCTTCGTAGCACTGACCAAGGCGGTCGCCGCATCATACGCGCTACGCCTGCTGAATTCTGAACTGGGCGTGATGCAGACAGGAACGTTTACGGAGGCGACCAGGCCAACTGTACCTGGCAACCTTCTGAAGCTCACAATCGCGAAGGCGCGGGAGACGACCCAGGAGGTTGGCTCGCTGCGCTCCCTCGTATTCAACGACAACCTTCAGCAGGGCATGGGTACGTCCTGGAACTCCCCGAAGCTCGGCCACCTGAACTCAGAGGGGCTGACGCAAGGTGAGGACATCACCAACTTTCAGAAGCTCTCCACCTCGAACGTCGTGATCGTTCCCGGCGAAGTTGGCCTCGCGGTCAAGTTTACCAAGAAGTCACTGGCGCAGTGGACGGAGAACATGGCGCTCCGCTCGGGCCGCATCATGCGAGACGCGCGCGAGCGGAAGATCGATGCTGACATTGGTGGCCTGGCTGCCAGCTTTACCACGCACACGCAGGGTTCAGCCGGCGACCTTCTGACGCCGGGCACGCTCCTCGGTGGCTTCACCACCCTCAGAAGCGGAGACAATATCGCCACCGTCGCGATTTCTGCTGGCACGGTCAGCAACCAGACGCCGAAGGGCCAAATCTGGGGCGCGTTCCGCTGGGAATCGCTGGGGGCCGTCATGCGTTCCCTGGCAGGTGGCGCTATCATCGGCACCGTTGCCACAACATCCGTTACTGCCGCACCAGCCGGTATCGGTGCCCAGGCAATCGCGGACGCCAATGTTGGCAAGGTCGGGGGCGTGCAACTGTTCGGCAACTCCAACTTCGCCAAGAACGGGTCAGATGACACCGTTGGCATCATCGGCCACCGAGACGCCATCGCATTTATCCCGTTCCCGCACGATGGCGCAGGCGACCAAATCTTCGTCAAGGACTCCGATGACGGCCGCTCGATCCAGATGTCCCTTGTAGACGACTACGGGTTCGGCATCCTGGACCAGCACTACGCCATCGCCGCAACCTACGACGCAAGCCCGCTCACCGCGTAGGGCGGCTTAGAAGGAGAATTAAGCATGTTGCTTCCAATCGTAGCTGGTGGCCCTGGCGACCAGTTCAACGAATCCACCGTCCAGGCAGGTCACATCCTGGGTGGGCGGATGATCTTCCCAGATGGGCGAGCGTTCCGCTATGCGGAGAACGCTGCGGTGCTGCTCGTCTCCGGCGATGTGATCCAGTCCTCGGCACCAGTGGCCAACCACGTACTGCAAACGCCGACAGCCGGAGTTGTCGATGACCGGACGCTCGTGGTCGCGCTGGGCGCCACCGCAGTGGCGGTAAACGCCTACAAGGACGGCTATCTGCATATCCCGATTGGCACTGCCAAGGGGCAGACGTACACCATTCAGGAGCACCCTGCCGTCGCCTCCTCGGGTTCGTTCACCGTACCGCTCTTCGAGCCGCTACAAACAGCCGTTCCCGCAACGGCGAACTCGGTCTCGCTGATTGCGAACCAGTACAAGGGTGTCATTCAGTCGCCCGTGACCACACTGACCGGCCCCGCCGTGGGCGTGTCCGTCTCGGCGCTGACCGCCAGTGTATTTGGCTGGCTGCAAGTTGTCGGCCCCGCATCCGTCACGACCAAGGGCACGCTGATCATCGGGCACAACGCCGCGATGCTTGTCACGCAGGCCGCGTCCGTTGGGCCAGCCGCTGCCGACACGTCCGTCATTCTCGGGCGTGTCCTAAACGTCGGTTCCGATGGCAACAAGTCGCTTATCGACCTGAACATCTGCTAGCCGATGAACTACGTCGTTGAGCGCGAGTACAGGCAATGGCACATCCGCGAGGAAGGCCAGGTACAGCGTGGCACGACCGTCACGGACGCCTGGCTGAAGCGGATGGAGTTCGGCCGCCCGACTCGCACCAACATCGACGCAATCGTAGCTGCAACTCAGGCATCGGGGGGGGGTGTGGTCCTGGACGGGCCTGCCTCCCGCCAGTTGCCATACGAGATCGAGTTCAAGAACGAAAAGGTGTTCACCGTTGCGTAACAAACTGGGCCGGCGCAAGGTAGGCAGTCCAACCTCCGCGATTCGGAGTTCGCTGCAAGATACTGACGTAGAGAGTGTCATCGTTTGGGACAGGGGCAAGTCACAAGAGTTCACCCCCGATCAAGTGCGAGCCGGCGACGCGGACAAATGGACGAGGCGAAAGGACGCATGAACGCAGCCAACGTCTTGATGAACAAGGTTCACCTTGTCGGCTCAGGCTACGCCGAGATGCCGCACGATGGCCGTCGGTTCCGTTTCCACATCGAACGCTACCGGCACGATGACGGGTCGGAGTTTGGGGTGATCACGTCGATGGAGGAGATCCCGGACGTTGGCGAATACTTATGGATTCCCTCGCACGGCGTTGAGACGGCGGACGAAGTGCAGCACCTCACGGACGAATACCTGTACGAACGGGAGAACCCGACTGACGAAAAGGTCGACTGGGACGCCCGGCGACGCCAGCGCAAGGACAAGATGCTCGACAGCTACGACGAACTCAGGGACGCCCGAGCTAAGCTGATAGAGCGCAACCCCCGGACACTAAGGAGGCGATGATATGGTAATGGACACAGAGCTATGGGCCCGCGAATCTGATGCGCTGCGCGAGCAAGAAGGCTCGCATATGCAGCCTGAGGCGCCGGATGCCGCCAGCATGGGCGCAGAGACAGCCGCGTACACGGAGCCTAGTATTGATCCGCAGTGGATGGACGCCTGGAAGATGTTCGTGGATGAGAAGGGCGAGTATGGCGTTCCATGCAAGCTCCCTCGCGGACAGTGGGATGTCGGCGGGCCGAACGCCTTGAATCGCCAGCGTCGCGCTGATGGCGGCCTCTGGTTCAGGATCGCGGCGCCTGAGCGCACGCAGCGGGATGCCCAGTACAAATGCTTCGTCGGCATGTGCAAGAAAGCGCTGCACTACCGCCGGCAGGTCGTCGCGCATGTTCGGGGCTTTCACGCCGAAGCGGCGGTTACGCACCGCGTCATCCTGGAGCGCATCGAGCAGCAGATTGCCTCCGAGGACCCGCGACTGCAAGAACTCATCGCGAGTCTGGATATCGACCTGGAGGCAGCACCTCCGGGCACCGTGACAGACCTCAGCGTAGACCAGGCCAACGCTGCGGCTGAAGAGATGCAGGAAGCTGCGATACCGGCGTGTGTAGTGTGCGGAAGCGACGCGCCTGAAGGGCACGCCGACCCAGCGCAGTGGCTTATCAACCACGCACGGGCCGCGCACCCGGGGGCCTAAATGCGAGATGAAACACACGACATAGAGGGGCAGCAGGCCATCGCCACGCTCTCCCTGATGCCAGTGAAGGGGCGTCGCGTAATACGGAATAGCAAAGGAGAAGAGCAAATGTCAGTCGAAATTACAGGCCGAGTTGGCCCTAGTGAACTGGGTGACGGTGAAGACGCCACCTTCCGCCAAGGGCGTGCCGGAGAACTTATCGTCTCGCAGCTCAATGGCCCTTATTACGAGAGGGCATCTCGTGGCAAGATTTTCACAGTCTCCAACCAGGCCGCAGTCACCACGACAGTCGCACTGGCTACGACCTACACGGGGCTTGTCATTGCCAACGACGCAGGTAGCAACGTAGACCTCGTGCTGCTGAGGGCTGGCTTCGGACTTTCTGTCGCCCCAGCAGCCATCCCAACTGTTGGCCTGATGGGCGGAGTGGGTACAGTTACCCACACCACCCCCATCGCAGCCGCAGCTATTCGCTCCACGCGTCTCGGCGCGTCAGGGCATGCAGCGACGACGAAGTTGGACGGAGCGGCAACAATCCCGACGCCGACGTTGCTGGAACTGTTCAGTGGAGCCAACGCGAGTGCCGCCTTGCCGACATCGCCGCACCAAGTTGGCATTGACCTAGACGGGCGCTACGTCTTGCCGCCTGGCACGTTCGCCGCAATCTACACCCTAGCGGTTTCCGTAGGATTCGGCTTCTTCCAGTGGACAGAGGAACCGGCATAGCTGCACGAAACTACAAACGCAGGAAGCCACGGAGGAAGTAAGTGGCTACGACCCGCCTGCTGATCAAGCAAGACGTGGTGCGCGTGCTGGCGAAAAAGGATGAGGTGCTGGCGGCGCTCCCTGTGCCGCTCAGCGCCACTGCTCTCGGTACTACAACTACGCTCATCGACGCCAAGCTTGGCAGGGGCACGATGGAGGCGAATCGCTACGATGCGCGGCTTATCGAGCTGACGGATCAAGTAGCCTCCGTCACGATTAGCACTTCCTCGGTCGCTGATCCGACCGTGATCACGACGGCGACGAACCACGGACTCACGACCGGCGATAGCGTTGTCATCTCTGGCCACACGAGCGTCACGCCTGACATCAACGGTGAGCACGTGGTTATCGTTACCGCCGACACGACGTTCACGATTCCGATTGAAGTTACGGACGGCGGGACGGGCGGGACTGTTCAGCAGTTACCGGGGCGGGTAGGCGTCGATGATGCCGGCTTCAACATCAGCACGGATACGCTGACCTTTTCGCCAACGGTCGCTGCTGTAGTGGCTGGGGCGCCCTACCTCATGTATCCGCTGGGGCTCGGCCCAGAGGTGCTGAACGAGTATCTCTCTGCGCTGCTACGGGACACGCTGGCACTAAGCCTCTGGTTCCCCTCGCTCGTTGGCGATGCCGACTTCTTGGCGTCCTCCACGGTGAGCGACAACTGGGACACGGTAGGCACGCCCAGCACAGTACCAGAGTTCGTCACGGGCGCGGCCAACGTCTTCTTTGGTGAGAAAGCGATACACACGGTAGCTGACGCTGCGACTGAGGGCTTTGAGTCCAAGGCATTCGATGTCCATGAAGGCGAGCCGCTCTTGGTCTCGGTGTTCGTGCGGGCGGCGGTGGGCTCCGTGAGCGTCGTGCTCCGCAACGCGACGGCGAGCGAGGATGTATCGCCTTCGCCCGTGACGATAGACGAGCTTGCTTGGACGGAGGTGCGGTTCAACGTGAACGTGCCTGCCGACTGCAAGCAGATGAGGATGCGGTTCATCTCGACGGCGGCCTCCGACGACTTCTACGTCTCGCCGCACATTGCCGTGCAGGCGAAACGTACCTACGTGCTGCCTTCCTGGTTTGTAGACGAATCGCAGTTCATCGAGGCGTGCTACCTGGAGCTGGGCCGAGCGAGCGAGGACGCGAACTCCTTTGTCGCTCTGGGCGCGGCGCCACGATTCGAGCCGTCGCCGGACTTCATCAGAGAGGATCGGGCAGTTAACCCGTTCCGAGTCTTCCTGGACCCCAGCGGCTCCAGGCCGGTCTACTTCGTTTGCCGGCGTCCCTTCGATGATGTCACGGTGAACTCCGACTCCACGCCGATAGACCGCGAGTACGCGAAGGCCAGGATCATCGCGAACATCCTAAGCGATTGGCCCGGCGAGGATCGCGATCACGCTGTCTGGTCGAGGCGAGCGGCGGCACGCGGGCGATTCAAGGGCTACATCATCCGCGAACTGAGGATCAATCCTAATCCGCTTGTGGTGGTGTAGCCGTGGCGCTCGGCACACGAAGCCCTGCCGCTAAGCCCTTCCAGATCGGCATCAACGGCAAGAATTATGCCTGCTCCGCGTGGGATACGGTTGCGGAGGCGCGGCCGTTGGAGCGGCTCTACAACGTAGGCTTCAACGGCGGCGTCGGCTACTTCAGCGAAGGGCTGACGACGCGGCGCGATCAGATCTATGCTGCCGTCAACATCGACGCGAGCACGCATCCTTATGCCCGCCTGCTGCCGATTCGCACGAAGACGGCGCTCACTAACCCGCTGGGCTCCAGTCCGACGTACATGTTCGTTGCGGAGGATTCGGGGGGTGCTGAGTACGTCTACGTGTTCTCAGGACGCTTCATGGCGAAGGTCGCGCTCGCCAACGACGCTCTTCAAGGCTCCGTCGTGGACTTCGGGGCCGGAGCTGTCGCCGGCCACCCCGTGCTGTTCGAGGGGTTCTGGAGAATCCCGCTTGGTGATACCGTCCAGTGGGTGACGCTCACGGTAGTCGGGGTTGGGGACGTCTCCGGCGACACGCGCAGGACGGCTGAGACAGGCGGCAGTCCAACAGGTAGTCGCTTTGCGACGCATTTTGCAACGCTGAATCTCGAAGGGGTGGCCGAGCTCTGGCGCTCTCACAACAACGATGCCGGCGACGCCCCAGCGTCGGGCGTAGCGTCCTGCCGTGTGAGTGGAAGCGCCGACGCGATCACATTCGGCTCATCCTTCGAGGTAGGCGACACCTCGCTGCCGATCACCGACCTAACGTCTATCGGTGGCTTGATGTACATCGCGAAGCCTGATTCGCCTTGGCTCTTCTCCGAGGACGGCGGCGGCAACGCCTTCCCGGTGATGGACTTCGTAGGTAAGTCGGGCTTCCTCTCGGGCTACACCGGCGAGGACGGCTCGAACAGCGGCAGTATCGGTGAAATGTATCTGTGGACGCATTCAAGTGGACTCTGGCGCGTCACTGGTCGCGGCGAATTTGCGAGGCCAATCGATCCTGTCTCCAATCCCGACTTCAGCGGGCTCAACTTCGACTCCACGTCTAGCGCTGGGCCTGTGTCTGGCCTTGTCCCCGCCTTCTACGGCCGCTGGCTCTCCGTGGCGTCGTGGGGGCAGTGGGTGTACGCGACAGAGGCAACGTCGGGCCTCTGGGCGGGGCGGCTAGAGGGCGACCGCATTCGCTGGACGAGCAACCTCTTCAGCGCTCAGGGCACCGATCTGCTGGCGATCAACCGCTGCGTCATCGTTCCGACCTCCACAGCACCCATCCTCTACGTGCTCGATACCAACGGCGACCTCTACCGAATCGATCTCCAGCAGGACGGCTCGTTACGGCGCGTGACTGCGAGCGGCACGAACCACGGCGGCGACGATGAGGTCGGGGTGCTGATCATGCCGGAGACGGACTTCGGCGAGCCGGAGGTGACGAAGCAGGTCCGCATGATGTGGCAGAACTGGGATGACTTCGCTTCCGCTTTCGCGGCGCGCGCCATCGTCTACCGCGACCGCTCGACCACCCCGACGCAGATCGGCAGCGACCGAACCTCCGGCAACGGACGCTCGGAGCACTCTGCGACGCCGGGCACCAACGACACCTTCATCAGCCTGCACCCGGCTATCGAGATGGACACCGGCACGTTCGCAGAGGCGACGGAGGACCCGCGACTGCGCTCGTTCGGCATCCGTGTCGTGACGCCGACGGTCTATCGCTGTGTGCTGCCGCTTACCAGCGGCCAGGCGAGAGGCCGTAGCTCCGGCATCCCCGGCACGCTGAAGGCGCTACGGAACCTCAAGAGCGGCGCGTCCGTGACAGTGAAGGAGCCGGGCATCAACGCGACGTTCACCGGCTACATCCACGACGTGCAGGAGCGGGTGGTCTCCGGCGGCAGCGGCGGGGCGGAGTACAGCCTGGAGGTCTACATCCAGCGGTGGGTGCTCTGATGGCGAAGAGGGCAAGGACGAGAAAGACGAGGGCGAAGCAAACTGTTGAGCAGCGGCTCGCCGCGCCACAGTACGACCTACAGCAGGCGCTCTCGCAGATTGAGCAGGCGCACCGCGACTTCGAGACGTTGCAGGGCGAGCTCGCGATTCAGGCGGCGGTCAACGATGTGGTGCGAACGCAGATCGAGCGGCTCGAAGCAGGGCGACCCAAGAACGCCCTACGACTGAAGCCTCGCGACGGCCACCACCACATGGAGTCGATTCGGGTGCAGGATTCTGGCACCGATCAGGGCTTCGGCTACGGAATCAACTTCCGTCACGGGATGCAAGTAACGCGGGGGAGTTGGCCGAACAACAGGCTATTCACCGTCGATGCGGCCGGAGCCATCTGCTACGACTACATTGTTGACGCTGACTGGCCGGGAGCGGAGGGGGCATCGATTCCCACTACCGGGGGCGGCTCGATCAAGTTCTACAGCACGATTCAGGCCCCACTCAATGATATCGAGTCCGACAACCAGGACAAGTGGTACATGGTTGTGATCTGCCCCGGGACTTATCCTGAGTCTCTAAGTTGGCCTTCCGACGCTGTCAGTAATGTCCGTGGCATCTCACTCATCGGCATAGGCGGCGGGGGCATCGTCCGTACTAACCTTTCTTCTCAACGTGGAAGCGTGATCATTAGCGGCGCTAATTCCCTCACATCAGCGGGCGGGGCTCCGTTTGCCATGGAATTGCGCGACCTTGTTCTCAGTGGCAGCCCTAGCTTCTCCGTCACTGGCTCCGCGCTCAACGCCCGTGCGGAACGCTGCCGATTTGAGGGAACCGTAGACCTTGCCGGGCCTGACCTCTTTGAGGCGGCGGCGTGTGACTTCTGGAATGACATTACCATCGTGAGCCCGAATCCTGAAAAGCTAGTGTTTCGTCACTGCTGGTTCGATGCAAACTGCCTGATCGACCTAAGTGGTGGCGGCTTCATCAGCCACTTTGGCATCGAGCATTGCGTCATTGATAGCTCCATCACGCTCGGCGATGTACGTGATGGACGGATCATCGGCAACATCTTTACGACGGCGGCAAGAGACGCGATTCTGGATACGGCAGGATTACGCATTTTCAACCTAGCAATCGAAAACAACGTGTTTGCAGTCCAGGTATTGAGCGCCAATGCGATGATCCGGTTTGACGCGACGGCGGCCCTGCGCCAGTTCTCAAGGATCAACATCACGGGCAACATCTTCGCAGGAGATTTCGGCAGTGCCGTTGACGCAACGACAGCGTACATCAAGCTGCTTGGCGCTTCGAGCCGTGAAATACGGGGCGTGACCGTTGCCCACAACACGTTCGGTCATGACGACAATACGGATGGGGGGAGTATAGAGAGCCAGGGAGGTTTCTCGGTCATTGCCGACTACGTAGAGCGAAGCATCTTCGGGCCAAACACACCAGTCGGCAACGTGCTCTACAAGGTGACGAACGGAGCGAACAACCTGTTCATTCCGCCTAGCACTGCGGCGGATACGGACGGTAGTCCTGCCGATACGGTTGATGGCATCCTCTACGACGCTGGTGGCCTGGACATCGGCTGGAGGGACTTCATCACCCGCGAAGACAACGTGATCAACTCCATCTCAGCCAGCACCTTGACCCTGGCTGACGACGACACCAGCTACGTTGAGGTTGTCGGCACGACTGTTAGCCACAACGTTGTAGGCTACTCACTGGGGAGTATCCCGCTGGGCATCGTCGTCATCTCCAGCGGCGACATCGTCTCTATCGCTGAAGAGACGGCCGTACTTGCCAACACGGATATCTTCCAGGATTTCTACAACGGGACATTCCTTGAGACCCTAGACGCCGATATTAGCGAGGCTGGCGGTGTAGTCACACTCTCCCTCCAACAGGAGGATGGTGGCGACCTCACGATGCTCTTCAGCACCGGGCTGTTTATCCTGGATACCACCCCGGCGGCGACCATTGCCCTGACGGTCGACAGTGACGCCTCACCCCAAGCAAACTACATCTACATCCCAATAGCTACGAAGGTGCTTACCAAGTCCACGTCTCAATGGCCTGCCACTGAGCATATCAAGGTGGGTTACTATCTCATCCCCTCAGCCACGTTCGTCTCGAACAACGGCCCCTATATCCAGCAGCAGTGGAACGATCACCAGATGGGGACGGACAATATGGGGCACATGGCCCACATGGCTGAGCGTGAGCGTCTGACCAGCGCGCGCTACTTCAGCGGTATCGACCCCAACGGCACGACGAGCTACCTGACAATCGCCGGTGCAACCGTTTATTACAAAGCCACCTCAGGGATCATCCATCAGATGCACCCGCACTCCTCACCTGCTGTGAACACCGACCCCGGTGGCGCAGGCGATGTAGCTCTCGTCACTAACTGGAACGGGGACGCCTTTCACGCCCTCAACAACCTGTTTGACATCGTAGACGACTCCGGCGGGAATACCATCGGCAACAACAAGTGGTTCAACCTCGTCATCTGGGGCGTGGCGAACAAGTCGGGTACATACGAGCCCGTCATGATCAACCTGCCTGCCGGCTTCTACAACACTCAGGCCAGTGCAGAGCAAGACATCTCGGCCTTCGATAACTTCGACCTCCCCCGCGAGTTCGACCTCGAATCCTCAACAGCGTTTCTCATCGCTAGGCTGACCATACAGAAACAAGCGGGTAGCTGGGCCTTTGGCTCTGTCGTAGACCTACGCCGGGGAGACCTCCTAGGAGCCAGGGGAGGCGCTTCCTCATCCGAGACGGAGTTCCCCGACAACGCGCTCAAGGTCTTCGATGCGACCGATAACACTAAGGTCGGCACCTTCCAGTTGGACCAGGTTGCGGCAGGGAACACACGCGAACTGACGTGGCCGGATGCAAGCGGGACCATTGCGCTGACATCACGGTCGGATGGAGCGGTGCCGTTTGTGATATATATACCGTTGGGCACCGATATCGACGGTGCGCCAGTCACACCATAGAGAGGAGCACGACACATGGCCAACGCACTATTCGATGCAGGTAGAGACGGGTTCCTGGGAGCAGTTACCGGGCATGATTGGGACGCTGATGCTCGCCGTGTTGGTCTGGTGGACGACACGGACGTCACGTTCGATCTCGCCGTCAACGACTTCTGGGATGACCTGGTAGCGGGGCTGGTTAGCGCCGCTGCCGAGTCTGGCAACATGACGAGCCTAACCAAGGACGGTACGGGCGTCGCTGACGCCGACGACGTCACGCTCTCGTCCGTCACAGGTGATGCCGCCGACTACGTCATCTGCTGGTACGAGACGGGCACCGACTCAACGCAGGCGTTGATCTTCGCGCTCGACTCGGCGACCACGGGCCTACCGGTGACGCCCAACGGTGGTGACATCACCATCGCCTGGGACAACGGCGCCAACAAGATTTTCAAGCTCTAATGACCAGGAAACTGACCGGGCTCGCCGATGAGATGAAGAAGGTTCGCATCCACCAGGAAGGGTCGGAGGTTCACCTCATCATCGATGGCCGGGCGTTGCGGATGCCGTGGAACGTCGCACTCGATCTCTCCACGGCGCTGAGACTCAAGGCCCGGAAGGCCGAGGAGATCGCCAAGCACGAGCAGATCACGTTCGACCAGGCGCTTCTCATCAAGACTGGAGCGCCGCTCGGCCTCACGGACAACCCGGACATCCAGAAGCAGGCCGCGATCGACGCGACGCACGACCCGACGCTACGGAAGTACCTCGGCGCTGGTGTGCATGAACGGTCGCAAGGACACGAGCAGTTCGGAGCACCAACGGTCACTACTCAGAAAGGAGCTACCACGCATGGCAACCAAGACGAGAACGGTTGAGCAGATCGAGGCCGAGATCATCAAGCTCGGCGATGAGATCGCGGTCAAGGGGGAACGGAGGATCGCGCTCCGCCAGGAGGCCGACGTGCATTGGAAGGCCCGGCAACAGGAGATCATCGACAACCCATCCACGATTCCACCACAGCGCGTAGGGGAAGGCGCGGAGTCGCAGAACGGGGGATAGCCTATGCCAAATCCTGTCACCGACTACGAAGCCCTGATCGATGCCGCAGTGGCTAGTGGCTCACGAGCGAACGTCCAAGCGGTAAAGGACGGCTTCGACCCGTTTGTGAGCGCCCTGCTCGCGCACCTCACGGCGCATTTCGTCAAGCACCTGGACGCAGCAGAGGCCGAAGAGCTGCTGAAGCCTGAGGCCGAGCGCAACCGGGCGGCGCTGGACTGGTCGGCGCAGTTGCGGGCGGCGCTCATCTCGGCAGAGGCCGATGGGCGGACGCCGACAACCGCACTCGCAGAGCTAGTGAGTCCTGATGGCTGATGTAACCGTAGACACAACGCCCTATACTAATTTAGCGCGGTGGCTGAGCCGCGTGGGACCCGTCTGGACTGATAAGGATACGGGATACTTCTTCTTCATTGATAGTTCGTTCGATGTGAAGTACAGGAAGACGACTGATGGTGGCGCTAACTGGGCAGCGGCGGTGGATGTAGGCGGTGCTATTTCTGCTTCCCATCTAGATGTCTGGTTTGACAAATGGACTCCAGGCGATAGTGGCACGGTCATCCATATCTGGTGGCTCGATTTTAACATTGACGATGTTCTCTACCGGAGTCTTGATACATCGGGCGACTCGTTGGGGACATTGCGTACCGTCTTTGCTGGTGCCAGCTTCGGTGCAGGTATCAGAAATACGAAGATGGCTAGTGGCGTCAAGGCGGTCGGCGGAAATCTCTACGTCCAGTTTTGGGGAGATAACGTTGGCGAACGAGGCTTCTATCGTTCGGTCGATGCTGGAGCCAACTGGACGAGCCGAACAGATGGGGCAGATGACGATACCGTAGATGAGGTTCTGTGCCTCCCCGACGATGATTCGGCCGATAATCAGGACATTGTGATGGTCTACTGGGATAGGAGTGCTTCTGAGCTCAGCATCAAGAAGTACGACGATTCGGCGAACACTTGGGGTGAGACATCTATCTCCGGCAGCATGACTAGCTCAAGCGATATTCTTCAGATGAATGCCGTCGTCCGTCATTCGGATGGGCACATCATCGTCGCTGCTTGGAGCGAACTCGACTCGGTTACAGCCGACCTGAGGGTATGGGACATCACCCTAGCTACGCCTACGATTACGGCGAAGGCGGATGTGGTCACGAACTCAGATGACTGTGTGTGTTGTGCTCTCTTCATCGACCAGAATAATGACGACCTCTACTGCGGCTATCTGGGCAACGAGGATGGGAGCGAGACTTGGCAAGCTACCCTCACGGCGTTCTACAAGAAATCCGGTGATGGCGGGGGCACCTGGGGGGCGCAGGCGGCGTACCAGGAGGGCGCAGCGGACGATGAGCGATCCATCAACGCAGGGCACTCCACGTCAGGTACTGAGAGTCGCTTCGCGCCTGTCTTCTTCAACGATGACGACAACGTTCTCTTCGTCAACAAGGTCAACTCGGTAGAGATCACGGCGGCGGGCGGGCAGACCATTAGCCCGTCAGGCATTGCGTCCGCCGAGGCCTTCGGCGCGGCACAACTGAATCTCGCCTTCACCGCCACAGGTATCGCCAGCGCCGAAGCGTTCGGCTCAGCGTCGGTGGCTGCGCTCATCACAGGCGCAGGTATCGCGTCCGCAGAAGCCTTCGGCTCCGCTCAGCTAAACCTAGCATTCACGGCGAGCGGGATCGCCAGCGCGGAAGCGTTCGGTGCGGCGACAGTCACACTCGGCGGCGCTACACAGAGCTTAACGCCCAACGGCATCGTCTCTGCTGAGGCGTTCGGATCAGCCCAACTTAATCTCGCATTCACCGCATCGGGCATCGTCAGCCTGGAGGCGTTCGGGTCCGCAACCGTCACCACGGGCGTCATCTTCTCAGACTTTGGTACTTGGCGTGCCCTAATCAACCCGAACGACTATCCGACCAACGCTCAGTTCTTCTTCGAGGCTATCATCGCCACCAGCGACGCGGGCAAGGCTGTCTCCGCTCGCCTCTTCAACATCACCGACGCTTCAGTTGTGACTGACTCGGAGGTCACGAGTACTGACACAAGCGGCGAACGAGTACTGAGTAGTGCGCTTTCGCTACCATCAGCAGACAAGGAGTACCGAGCCGAGCGGGGTGGGGAAGTTGGGGCTACGTACCGCTGTTATGCGGCCAGAGTGCGGGTGAAGAGCGGGTAGCTATTGATGTCTGCACGAGAAAACGAACAGGCTAGCACCATCCAAAGTAGAAGTAGCAAGGAGTCTGCATGACCAACGGAACGCTAGTCGCGCTAATCGACCATGCGAGTACAGCCATCGTCTATGTCGGTATGGGGGTGGGAGCAGTGGTGCTCATCGCTATGGGCAAGGACGCCACCGCTCTCCTCACCTTCATCGGCGGCGCGGGCTTCAAGCAGGGAACGAGCGCCATCGCGTCGAGCATTAGAAACGGCAAGATACTGAATGGCAACGGCTCTACGGGAAGCTGAGGGCGTCGCTGCGCGTGCCTGGGAGGGCCACCCGCCGGACAGCGCGACATACCTGCTCATGGGCTGGCAGACGTTGGGCTTCGGCACGGCGCTCGCTGTGTTACTCTGGGCGAGGGCAGCGACGGAATTCTGCAAGGAGGTGACGACATGGTACTACCCGTCAGGATCGCGCTGATCGCGCCTGCTGACTACACTCGGCCCGACTCCGAGATCGAGGAGGCATACCAGCAGGTCATCAAGAACATGGTGCGGATCAACCAGTGGTTCGCTGACCAAGTAGGCTACGTCTTCCGCGCCGACGTGCAATGGTGGCGCTCGGAACTAACCCACCTGGAGCTCGCCACGGCGCCGGATGGCGCATGGGCCGACATAAACGACTGCGGTGATCACTGGGTTGGGATGCACGAGACGACTGTCATGCTTGAGGCCCGCGCTCACTTCTACGGTCCTGACGTAAAGCAATGGACGGAGGTGCCCGGCACCAAGACGTTTCGCATCGGCATCTACGTCCTCGGCGGTGGTGGCTTGGCAGGCGGCCGGTTCGTGCAGCGCCCTGAGCACAACGAGAACTATGGCCAATGGATGCTCGGTGACTGGGAGATCAACGCCGAAACGTGGGGCGAGCCGGAACCGTGCTGTCTCATCTGGAAGGGGCGCTCGTTCTGTATGCGGTCAGTCTCCAACCCTGGACTGAGCTTCGGCCATGAGATGGGCCACGGTATGGGGCTTGGCGACATCCACTCGCCCGTCGTTCTCTGGCTGGGAACGGACTGGCTGGACATCCACAAGCAGAACGCCGTTGAGCGAAACAAGCTCTTCCTCGAACCTGTCGGTGTACCGCCTACGCCGCCGCCGGAGCCAGAGCCGACCCCCGATCCCTTGCCAGAACCGGAACCTGACCCCATCGTCATCGTCGGGACTCGCTTCATTCCCAACGCCCGTACGCTCAAGAAGGGACACAGCAAGCAGTACCGGCTCAGGGCCACGTTCAGCGACGGCACGGAGCGGGTGGTCGCGGCGGACTGGGCATCGTCGGATACGAACATCGCAGCGGTCGAGCAGAATAGTGGCTTTGTCGTAGGGGTATCGCCGGGTCTCGTCGATATCCACGCCTACGTGGAAGGCCACGACGCGCACTTCGGCCTGACGGTGCGGCGTTGACGTACCGTACTGAACTCTCTCCCAACTTCACCCCTGGCTGGCCGGGCGGCCGGCCCAAGGCGCTCGTCGTTCACAGTACGCGGAGCGGCCAGGACTGGGCAGATGAGATAGAGCTCAGCGCAACGCTCAACTGGTTCTCGCTGCCGGGCAAGCCCTCGGCGCACTGGGTCATCAGCGCTACGGAGCAGGTACGCGTTGTCGCCGACGAGAACAGGGCGTGGCACGCCAAGGAGCACAGCGACGCCATGTTCGGCATTGAGCTCACCCAACCGCTCCCCGGCACGGCGTATCAGGAAGGTCACTACGCTGGGCTGGTGAAGGTCTGCCGTGAGTTCTACCCTGACATCCCGCCCATGCACATCTTCAACGCCGTTAACGGGATACAGGGCTACACCGGCCACGAGGACACGGCGCAGGGGCACCGCGACGGCAAGAGCGACCCCGGCGATCCGTTCAACTGGGATAAGTTTCTGAGGATGCTCCGAGCCAAGGAGGAGGACGATATGACAGACGAAGAGCGGAAGCTCCTGCAAGACATGAAGGCTGGGTTCGACTTCCAGAACAAGATCATCGTGGGGAACAGGGCCGCCATTGACCTGCTCTCCAAGATAGCCGTCAGCCACGAGCGGAGGCTCCTGAAGCTGGGCAGCAAGCCGGAGGACGGAGAGTAGGACGAGTGAAGGGAGGTGATGCCTCGTGGGCCAGGTGCCATTTAACTATGAGCAATGAGGCTGGGTCGGCAGCCTAGCCCACCAGCGCCGCGACGCGGGAGCCTAGAGTAGCGAAACTTTTTCTGATCTTCTACCCCAAGGGGTATAGACAGAGCGCGAATACCGTGGTAACATACTCGCATGGCTACCAAGAATGGCGCTCTTCCACAAGTCGGCTGGCGGATTGATCCTGAGCTTAGGCGTCGTCTTAACATAGAGGCAGCAAAGCGCGGACTGAAGCCCGCCCGCGTTGTCGAAGAGGCGCTACGAGCCATGCTAGAACACGTCGACGAGGCTCCCAATGTTGCAGACTGAGCCACGCTCCCCGCGCAGTGCCGCAGAGGGGCGCGAGTGTACGGTGTGTCCGCCGTGGGTGGTGCGCTGCGCTCACTGGGATGGGCGGGTAGCTTGGCTAATTAGCGATTCCGGCTGGCAGGAAGGACACGGCCAGGAACGGGACGCGACGCAGCTCTATAGCATATGCATTGGAGTGCTCGCCGAAGAGGCGCACTTCTGCTCAGCACGGCCTGAACATCACTGCATCAGAACTGAAGTATCAGCAAGGGCAGACAACCTCCCCGCCGCCGAAGCCGAGTTCCACCGCCGCGAGGCGCAGCTCCTAGGCAGGGCTGAGTGATGGCGGTCCTGATCAGCACCACCCCGCTCGTGCCGGGCGAAGACTGCATCCGGTGTGGTGGCTCTCTCCACGAGGCGCGTCGGTATGGCGTCCGCTGCTACTCGTGGGGCACATACTACAAGCAGCACATCTGGACGTGGCACCTGACCGAGCGGGGGAGAGAGGAGCTTCTGTGAACGAGCTAGACAGAATGCACTTTCAACGTCTCACGCTTGAGAAGACAGAGATCGGCCTTCGGGAATTCATCGGCCAAACCGCCCTTGAGGGAATGAAGTTCTCCGTGCTTGTTGATCACGCCGCTGGCGGGTTCGTCGCTCAACTCCGGCTTTACCTCATGGGGAACACAATCCACACAGAGAAGGAAATCATCGAGCGCCCCGCGTCATGGTGGCAGGCGTTCAAGGCAGCGCGTTTCCCCGGCTGGCTGAAGGGCCACTTCCCGGTCGTCTACGAGCAGATCGTCGTCAGGACAGAGCACAAGATGATCTGTCCGCACTTGAACATCTCACTTCCAGGTGAAGAGCGATATCACCTGGAAGTCATGATCCCCCGCGATCACGAAATGCGAGTTGCACGGTGATGCCCCATGGCGCACGAGCGCACCATCCACAACTGGCACCTGACCGAGCGGGGGAGAGAGGAGCTTCTGTGAACGAGCAACACACGCCGGGGCCGTGGCACGGCCATCTAGGAACGGGGCCAGGAGAAGATGGCGTTCCTCGACTGATGACCGTCAATGACGATGTTCTTGCCGATCTTCGCCAGCACTCAACGGCCAATGCGCCAGCAAACCTGCGCCGCATCGTCGCCTGCGTGAACGCCCACGATGAGCTGCTAGAGGCGCTGAAGAGTTGCGTAGAGGGACTGCGGAATACGTGCCGACACCTTATCAATAACGATTGCTTCAACGCTGGGCTAGACTACGATCCTTGCCCTTGCTCATTGTGTCAGGCCAACAGGGCCATCGCCAAGGCCGAGCTCGCGCAATGATGCCCCGTGACCGCGCCGCTATCAGCGTTCAGTCGGTGGAAGCCGAGATGGGGGCGGTTGGCCCTCGCGTTGGTAGCGGCCCGGTTGGGAGGCATGGAAGCCATGGCACGAAGCCACCCGACACAGCGACGCTGGCAGGCGCTTCGACTCCCACCAGTCCCCAGCCCTGCCGGCGTCGCACCCTTGGGGAATGGAGCGCCGGAGACGAACGATGGGAGGGAGGTGGAGTGGGTTTCCAGTCATTGGGGTACCCAACTGTGACTGGCTGCGATCACGTCTCCGGCTCTCTGCACCTCAAGGAGACAAGGGTAAGGAGGGAGGTGGTGCTCTGGCACCGCTACCGGAGCAACGGGGGGCCTGCGGTCCGAAAGCAGAACACCAAGGAGTCACGGTGAAAGCTTGTCGCATTGAAGGAGAGGCCCGTAGGCTCCCCCACAACGCAGCGATGCCCCCGCACAACACTACGAGGGCATCCCATCGCAAAGACAGTAGGAGGATAGCAGATGGCAGCAAAGAGAACAACAAGCATCATTCTCAGCATCTCGGTCGAGTGGATCGAGGGCAAAGACCACGTTCATTGTGACTGGTTTGTTCCTGCACCTGACGGAGCAGTTGGTGGCGCGACCTGCACAGCTATCGCCCGGAAGCGAGTTCGTTGGCAAGATGCAGAGAGGACCGACGTAGAAGAATCGTCGTTGGCGGCCTGCGATGACCACGTGGAGGATGCCGTCGCAGCGACGGTACAGCCATGACCGCCCAGGCCGCCACCCAGACGGGTAGCACCTGCGGGGAGTGCGGCGTGATCTTCAGTACAGAGAGCCCAGGGAAGAGTGGCAGCGTGAGCCTCGGTTACGGAGAGGGCCAGAATATCTTCCAGATTTATTACGTCGTTGAGCCCTGTCCCCTGCACGCCCAGGCTGAGGCGACGGCCAAGGAGCGGGACGCGCTGCGAGAATTCGCTAAGTCGTTCGCTTGTGATTGTGCTGACCTCGATGAGCACGATTGCGCTCCTGAGGCGGAAGAGGCTCGCGAGCTACTTGAGGAGTGGAGCGCCGCTGCCCAGCCCAAGCACGCCGCTACGAAGGACGGGGCGGGATGAGAACACAACAAGAGTGGCGAGAACTAGTCTTCGATGAGGACTTCGATGGGCACGACTGCGCTGCCCACAAAGCCGAATTCGCCGGCATCGTGCGAGAGCTGCTCACTGAAGACGATGCGCTGTTCGTGGCACTAGATGAGTTGCTGTACGCCCTGGATAACGAGGAGGGCACCGTGCTCTTCGTGAAGGCCGCCGACGCCGTAGAGAAAGCTCGCACGGTTATAGATGCCGCCTTTGACGCAGCACTGAAAGGCGAGGCTCACCATGTGTCGTGACTGCGGCCACCCCGCCCACGCTCGGCGGTGCCACGCAAATATCTACACCCATAGCCTAGAGACTCTCGACATATCCGAGTGTCGCTGTACCACAAGGAGGAACGACGATGGAGATGCTGATGGAACCGGCGCTGCTGCTGGCGGTGCTGAGCGTGACGGCAGCGTTCGGCGTGGCAGCGGTGGCGATGTGGCTGCCCTAGCCGAGGGCATCCAGCGCGGCGGCGGCAAGGTGCTGGCTGAGATCGCACGCATCCAGGCGAAGTACGACGAAGTGCTGCCACTGCTGGAGCACTATCGCGACCGGCTGGAGGCGAGACGATGATGCCCGCACTCGGAGCAGGTGTCGCCCAGGGGATGCACGACCGCGCCGGACCCGACGGGGAGCCGATCTGCACCTTCTGTAACGGCGACAGTAAGGTGCCGGTGGCGGCGATTGAGAACTACAAGGGCCGGGTGTTCGACTACCCCAGCGACATCGAGCAAGCCATGACGGACTGCCCGCACTGCAAGGGCGGCAGCGAAGAGCGGGTATGAAGCCAACAGACTTCAACCGCGGCCTGCACCCAACCCAGGTGCAGATGTTCTGGGACAAGTGCCCCAAGGCGTTCGAGTATCGCCACATCGAAGGTATCCGAACGCCGCCGGCGGGCGCCATGTACCAGGGCACGGCTTACCACGGCGGGCTAGAGGAGAACTTCAAGCACAAGATCGCAACGGGCAAAGACTTGCCAGTGTCGGAGGTGGAAGAGGTGGCGGCAGAACGGTGGGACAACCTGCTCAAGCGGGAGCGGCCGGTTCTGACGGCAGACGAAGAGCTCGGTGCCCTCAAGGATCAGGTGGTGTCGCTGGTCAGCGTCTACCGGAACGAAGTGGCGCCGACGGTGCTGCCCAAGGAGGCGGAAAAGCAGCTAAGCCTCTCTGTCGACGGCGCTTTCCCGATAGCCTGCCAACTCGACCTCATCGACATCGACGATATCGACATCGAGCACAAGACGAGCCGAGCCGCGTGGAGCCAGGACCGCGCAGACGGCGACCTACAGATGACGGCCTACGAATACACGCGCCGGAAGGTTCTCGGGCGGGAGACGCCCGGCGGCCAGTTCCACATCGCGGTCAAGAAGAAGCGGCCCGAGATACAGCAGCTCCAGGTCGTCAAGACGCCTGAGCAGTTGGAGGGGTTCGAGGTCGTCCACAAGTTCGTATCGCAGGCAATCCGGGAAGGCAACTTCCCCCCACGTACTGACGGTTGGTGGTGTTCCGAGAAATGGTGCGGCTACTGGAACATCTGCCCTTATGGAGCACGAGCCGCACGACAATTTCTCATCGAGGAAGAGGTGATCATATGACCCAGCAAACAACACAGGCCATCGTTCCGAGCGAAGTCTTCGCGGTCATGGACTCAATGGATGACCGGGCCATCGTCGAGCGGATCAATGGGCGAGTCAGCAAGGCATGGGTGTATAGCTTCGCTCAAGGTGGCACGACCGTCGAAGGCCTGTCGGCGGCGGGAGTAGAGGAGGCGGCGCGACACCTCGCCGGCCAGAGCAAGGGCACCGATGTGATCCGCGAGATCTCCTGCGAGGTCGAGTACGAGGACGAAACTGAGGCTCGGTTCATCGCGAAGGCTGGAAGGTACGCGATCGCCGTCCACAGCGAGACTGGCGTGGTCAGCGAGATCCTGCTTGATACGGCCGTGCGTGGCAAGCGAGTCGACAAGATACACCGCAACGGTACAGTCAACCCCCACTGGTACGAGCACGGGATCACCAAGGCCGTTCGTAACGCCAAGCGAGCCCTTCTGCCAGAAGAGCTGGTGGCTGCCATTATCGAGAACGCAAAGAAAGGTGGTCGCGTTGAGCCAGTGCGCCAAGCCACCGCCGCCGCGCCCGTTGAGCAGCCCGCCCCGAGCAACGGCCACGGGATCACGCTGCCACAGACGAAGGCAATCAGGGCCATGCTCGGCAAGGCGTATCCCAACGACGAGCGCAGC